TACAATCTCTAAAGGTATTAAAACTGGCTCACCATATGCACCAAAGCGAACGGGCTTATATTTCACCATATGTTTTAATATGTCAATATCTAGAGGGCTATATAAACCCTTTTTATAGGCGTTGTACACTTGTGTTGGTGCTTGTCCGACATTAACATAACAAGTATTGTTTTTAGCGTGTTTACAATCAAAACATATTTTTGAGTTTAAACCAGTTTTTACAGCCTCAAGCGGTGATATATCCTTATTTAAGATATATATTTGATTCATATCACCAGTTTTTTTATTACTACTAGCAAATACAATAATAGATACAGTATCGCTATTTTCGTTAAGTATCATCCCTTTCATTTTATCCCCCTAGTTATTAATATTGTATGGCTTTTACGCCGTTAAAATCTATTCTATCGCTTTGAGAGTTATACAACTTTTTACCTATATTGATAATTTCTTGTAGCTCTTTTGGGTTTATCCCCACATCCTCTGAAAATCTATCTAAAGTTAAATAATCATTAACATAAGTTAAATAATAAGCCATTAAATCATTAACGCTTAACTCTATTTCATTATCGAATTGTAATACTTTAATCATAATTTCCCCTATTTAATTAATACAAACTACATAATACTATATAAATTAAATTAATGCAAGTAATAATAATTATTATTAATCTATTTAATACTATAGAGTAATATTAGAGTATAAGAATATTATTGTATTAACTTAACATTATATAACTATATTATACTATAGTAATATTATAGTATTGTTATATAACTATATTGTTATATTATGACATTATTATATTAGACAGTAATAATATTAGAATATTATAATATAGTTATATTAGAGGCTGACAATATTATGACATTATTATACAATAATATTATGATGTCGTTATATTAGACATATCTTATTTTTGAGATTATTGAAAAGTAATATCAACACTAGGGTTAGACAAAAAGTACTCTAGAATCGAAAATATGAAGCTCTCAGAGGGTATCGATATTTTAAAATAAACTTGCAATTGATCTCGAGATATGGTATAATGACATTATAGAAAGTTAAAAAGATAACTTTGCTCTTTAAGAAACTAAATAGAGGATGCTGACACCTCTTTAATTGTCAGCTTTTATATAGGGGAATAACTATGTCAAATGACAAAGATTATTTAGCTTATATTTCATTCGGAGGCGGTGGCACTTATGCCAGAGGCAAAGATATGGAATATCAAATCCAAAGATGCAAGAAGATGTTCTTGATGGATTGGGGTTCAGTATATAAAATAGACGAAGATTCAATTGAAATCGATGCCTATGATATAACTGGATTTAATTGCATTGAAGTCGGTAAAAAAGTAGGATATACTGACGAAGATTGCGAAGTTGATGGAGTTTATTTTGGAGAAGATAAATTCATTAAAAGAGTAAAAGCTTCAGATGTTAAAACCATCAAAGCTAATCAACTTCATAAATAACTTAACCGAGGGGTGTCAAAGCCCCTCACCTTAACTTAGGGGAAATAACTATGAAAGTAAAAGTAGGTGATAAAGTAAAAGTAATTGGACAAGACATTGATGGTATTGTATTAGCAATACACAAAGATACTAATGAGGTTGTAATACAAGATTTAGATTCAGAATATGAAACACCTGATGATGAATTAACTTATAGACCTAGTGAATTAGAATGGAGGTCTTATGTATAATTTTATGTTTGTTGAACACGTGTTTGAGATAGTTACAGGATTAGAATATCCTGATGCTGTTGAAGAATACACTATGGAAGAAATACTTGATATAATATCAACTAAAATGAGGGGGGATGATAATGATTGAATTTAACTTTAAAGAGGAAACTCACTACTTATCTGTTGATTACATTATTGACAGATACATCGAAGAAATTAGTCAGGCTAATCCGGATTATGAATTGATTGGTTTTACTAAATGGAAAGATGATAGACAGACTTTACAGTTTCCTAGACTTGCAATTAAATTAGAATATACTTATGAGGGGAATAATTATGACTCAAAAAGACAGTAAATATATCGCTCTACTATTTTTAACCGAAAATACAAAAGACCAACAAGACAAAACGGAGGTTATCTTGTCAGGTAATACGATTGATGAGGTGATGAATTGGGTTGAATGGTGGTTTGGTGATTATGTAGAATGTTACGATTTGAATGATGATTATGATACAGTCATAGAAGCACATCACATTGACAACACAATCTGCATTGGTGATTTTCAATTTTTAATTTATAAAAGGGAGGCGGTATGAGTGAATATTATGTATTTGAAAACATCAGTAAAGATGACGAGGGTGATGGAGGACTTTTTGAAACCAATGCACCAAAAGAAGTGTTATTGGAAGCGTATAAATATGCTGATGATAAATATTATAACGAGGAAGAGATTTGGCAAGATGCACTCGAACACTACTTGAACAAAAGAGGGTTTACTATCGAGGACTTTAATCCTGCTTTTGTTTTATATGATGGCAGGGAGGATTTTTGATGAGCAAGAAGATTAGCTGGGAAGATGTAGTAGATGTAGAGATAGGCGGTATAGATATGAACGACTATCCAGATTTCTGTGATGGTTATATAGAGAGTGCTTATAACTTGACAGCAGATAGACCTTGTACAGATGAAGAATTAGAGCAACTGGAAGCAGATAGTGATAATATGTATCAAGCAAAATACAATACACTTTTTTAATCAGAGGTGCTATAATGTGGGTAGAGTTTTTTAGGGAGATAGAGGAAATGGAAAACATTTATACAGATTTTACTGATGACTTAGAGAAGATGGCAGATTTCTACAAGTTATCGAAAGAAGAGTTTTTAGCTAAATACAGCTATTTAACTGAAGAAGAGTACCACTTAACAGAAGATAGAGTTAGTGGTATTCAAGACTTAAATAAACTAATTGTTAAATCAATATGGGGGAATATCAAATGAGTGAAGAAGATAGATGTATTGAGATTATCGAAGAAAGAGATATGTTAGCTGATGAGAATAGAAAATTTGCTGAGTTTTTATCATCACTTGGGTATAACTTAGACAGTATTGGAGAAATAGCTAGAGCTGGTACTAAATTTAATGAGCATATAAGCTCTGGTGGTTACTACATTAATCTTAACATTGCCAACAACCCTAATCGAGGTAGTTGGGACTTTCCTGATGGTACTGAAGGTGGTGAATTAATCTTTGAAAATAGAACTTTAGTTGACTGTGATGGCTGTTATGTTTTATCTAAAACTATTCTTGACAAACTAACAGAACTTGGCTATGATTGTGAAGATTTTTTACGAGGATATGATGATAAAGATTATCCTAATGAAACGGAGTAGATATGAGTGAAATGAAAAGATTCATAATGGATAGGGTCGAAAGTGGTGGATTAAAATTTAACGATTTAGACAACACTTATGAGCATACTGCACTCGACACCTTACTTGATGAAAAAGAACGCCTAGAATACGAAATATGGGCTTCTAAGAGGGACTTACGAAAGCTTGTAGCAAAGATAAATAAAATTACAAAGGAACTAGGTCTGTGAGATGTCAAATATGTGATAAGCTTCTAAGTGATTACGAAGCTACTTGGAAGCATCACTTGACAGAAGAATACTTAGATTTATGTTCAAACTGTGCTAGAGCTACCAATTCAATTACTGAAGATAATTTAGAGTTAATGGACTACATTGACTTAGATAATGCTGAAGATGATTTAGATTGGCATATAGATAACGAAGAATAATTTATGACATATAAAGCAACTCATCAACCTTGTGATGATTGTGGGAGTAGTGATGCTCTGACACATTACAGTAATGGAAACACTTATTGTTTCAGTTGTCAAACCTTAAAGAAGGGGAATAATTTGAATAATTTAAAAGAGAAAATAGAAACTGAATTAGACTATGACTTTACTACTGGTCATAAAACTATATTATCTAGAGGTATATCCAAAGAAACTTGTGAGAAATACAATTGTATTAAAGATGGTACTGACACCTTATTCGGATATACAGACAAGGAAGGCAATGTAATAGCCTACAAGAAACGGAATAAAGATAAAGAATTTAGAACTAGTGGCAGGTGGACTAAATCTCAGTTATTTGGTCAACACTTGTACAGTGGCGGTCAAAAGTATGTCACTATTACAGAGGGTGAATTTGATGCTATGGCAACTTTTCAGATGCTAGGTAGTAGGTATCCAGTTGTATCTATTAAAAATGGTGGTGCAGGTGGATTACGGGATGCTAAACAAAACTTTGAATGGTTAAACAGCTTTGAAAATATTGTACTTTGTTTAGATGCTGATGAAGTAGGTCAGAGAGCTACACAAGAAATTGCAGATTTATTTGGAACTAAAGCTAAAATATTTAAACACGGCGTTGACAAAAAAGACGCTTGTGATTATATTACTACAAAAAGTCAAGATGAGTTTATTGACAGATGGTGGAGAGCTGAACAATATGTACCAGATGGTATCATTTCCGGAAGCTCACTACTAGAAGAAGTAATGAAACCAATTGCTTCAGCTGATGTTAATTATCCTTTTCCTGAACTTAATAAATTAACTTATGGTATCCGTAAAGGTGAATTAGTAACGGTTACTGCAGGTAGTGGTTTAGGCAAATCTCAATTCATTAGAGAGATTGTCTATCATATCCTATGTAAGACTAAAGATAACATAGGATTGTTGTTCCTCGAGGAAAGTGTCCGAAAGACGGCACTGTCATTAATGTCGTTGTCAGCGAATGCTCCCCTACATTTGCCTGATAATGACATTTCTGATACTATCAAAAGAAAAGCATTTGATGATACATTAGGAACTGGCAAACTATTCTTATTTGACCACTTCGGAAGTACTAGTGTTGATAACATTGTAAACAGAGTTAGATATATGGCTAAAGGATTAGGTTGTAAATATGTATTCCTCGACCACGTATCAATTGTTGTATCTGCTCAAGCAAGTGGTGATGAAAGAAGAGCATTAGATGAGATTATGACAAAGCTAAGAATGATGGTACAAGAAACTGGCATTGGCTTAATTGTTGTATCGCATCTTAAAAGACCTGATGGTAAAGGTCACGAAGAAGGTGCAGTTACTTCTCTAGCTCAACTAAGAGGTTCAGGGTCAATTGCACAACTATCTGATATGGTGATAGGTTTAGAGAGAAACGGACAGCACGAAGACCCTATTGAAAGAAACACTACACACGTACGAGTATTAAAGAATAGATTCTGTGGTATTACTGGTCAGGCTTGTAGCTTACTATATAATCATAATACTGGTAGAATGATAGAAAGAGATATGGAGGAGGAAATATGATTACAATAATACCCTCTAAAGAATCTATTGAAGAAGCTAAACAATTAGCTAAAGAAATGGGAAAATTAAATAACAGTATTACTAAAGGTGATGGTAACATTGCAGGATTTTTAGGTGAAGTATTAGTACGTAAATTATTAAAAGGAAAACAAACTAATAGTTATGATTATGATTTGACTTTGTTTGATGGTAAGACTGTTGATGTTAAAACTAAAAGAACTAAAGTAAGACCTAAAGAATATTATGATTGTAGTATTGCTAAATTAAATACTAAACAAAAATGTCACTATTATGCATTTGTTAGAATATTATCAGATATGTCTAAAGCTTGGTTTATAGGATTAATACCTAAAGAAACTTACTTTAAAAACTCTTTGTTATTAAAAAAAGGTGAAATTGACCCAGATAATAACTATGTAGTTAAAAGTGATTGTTATAATGTTAGTATAAATAATATTGAAATTTATTCAGAACATAAAAAATATAGATGATTTACTTAGATATTGAAACCAACTTAGCACACGATAGAATATGGTGCTGTGTGACTAAGAAAGATGATGAAATAAAAGTCTGGACTTCCCCTACTGGACTGCAACAATATATCTCCTCGTATAAAGTTGTTGCACATAATCTTATTGGTTTTGATGCAAGGGTATTAAGAGAGGTTTGGAACGTAGGCATAACCTTACCTCAAGCTGTTGATACCCTAGTGATGTCAAGACTGTTTAACCCTAATATAGATGGTGGACACTCCTTAAAAGCTTGGGGTAAACGTCTTGGCTTTCACAAACTTGACTTCGATGTAGAAGATTTTGATTCAGGTTTGACAGATGAAATGATTGAGTATTGTACACGTGATGTTGAAGTACTTGAAGCTACTCACAAACGCCTTGTAAAAGAAATGCAGAACTTTGGTGACTCTATACAACTAGAACACGAAGTAGCTATGCACATACAAAGACAAGAGCAGAATGGATTCAAACTTGACATACCTAAAGCAACTAAATTACTAGCATTCTTTCAAGCTCGTATGATTGAGATTGAAACTGAATTACAGAAAGTATTTCCTCCAATCATCACTGAACGCTTTAGTGAGAAAACTGGTAAGCAACTTAAAGATGATGTTGAAGTATTTAACGTAGGCTCTAGGCAACAGATTGCTAAACGCTTACAAGGTCTTGGTGTAAAGTTTACTAAGACAACTGAGAAAGGTCAGATAGTAGTTAATGAAAAAGTACTTGAAGAGATTGACCTTCCGGAAGCTAAACTAATTAATGAATACTTATTACTACAAAAACGTGTAGGACTTGTAGAGTCTTGGTTAGACCACGCTGATG